ACGTATCTTCATATCAGGTAATGATAAAAAACTTAAGCTATCATTCTCTAATGTCATAAAGACGAGAAGTTCGCCTAAATAAGCCCCTTTTGTAACCGCGTAAATATATCTTTGTTGTGGATGTTCTTTAGATGCTTTAAAGATCATACACTTAACTGCTTTATGCAGCTTTCCATTGATGTACGTGAATCAGGTAATGCTAGACCTAAGCTCTTTATTTTATCAGTAGAAAGCACGCAATTAGAACGATTAGCTTTAAGAGAGAGCGACTCAATATCTACAAATCTCCAATTAGTATTAATAATATTGTATTTTGAAAGAAGCTCAACAACATCCTTACCATCAAGCGCGCCTTCATTAACAACATTGTAAATACCGGGGGAATTTTTATAAAAACGATGTAATAGAAATTCTATTGTAAAGGTACAAAGGTCATCGATCGACGTCATGCTATTTTTATAGCAAACTAAATTATCATAGTTAATAATTTTGTTGATATAATTTCTTTCAGAGTTATATGCACAAAAAGGCATACGTATACGGAATGTAGATGCGGCATTATTATTAATTAAAGCTTCTGCTAGATGTTTTGTTTTTGAATAAAAACTGCTTATGGGATTAAACATTCCAAAATTTGGAATATCGAGCTCTGTAAAATCTTTTTCATAACCTGTAAAAATACAACCGCTAGAAATATTAACTAACCAGTAATTATACTTGTCGCAAAAATTGCTTAAAAAAACGGGAAGCTTAGTATTGTAATCTAAACAAATCTCTTTATTAGATTCACATGCATCAACGTTTGGTCGACCAGTATAGCCAGAGCAATTAATAATAACTATATCATTAACATTATCATGATGTGATTCGCGTATGTATCTTTTTAAAGCTATTTCATCAAAATAATTTACATCCTTAAGACTGGCAATATTAAGATGAAAATTATTTTCTTTCGAAAAACTATTGTATATATGAGTACCTACAAAACCTTTGCCGAGTATAAAAACATTAACCACGAAAATATTTTATATTAAAAATTATTAATCTCCAGAGCTATTCTGGTTAAAAAGAAATTTATTAATTAAAGTTCCGAGTGAATCGGCTTCTTGCTGGTTATGGGCAGAAATAATTGTTATAGGCTCACCGTCGAAATTATATCCAAGAAGAACAAAACTGTTTAAAAATTCTAATACTTGACTTGTTAAAGCGTCTAAATCTTTTTTTGATTCATGCTTATTTTTAAGCTGATCGCGTAAAAAAGAGACAAGCGCTTTATGCGTTAATTCTTTGACTTCCTTATTTGCATTAGGATCAAAGCTACGATCTTTATCACTTCCACTAGACTTGTTCTTGTCTTTCATCATAAGTATTTAGTCTTTTTGATAGATATCTATCCCTACCCGGGTAGTCAGTATTATTAGAAACACCGTGTCCGAGCAGATAGTCAATAATTACTTCAATACTCGATGTTTTAATAAAGAAATTCTTAGGTACGCGCTTACCGCCATCATCTATTTCAAATAGAATTTCATCTATGTTATTCTTATTAGCATAACACGTAATAAGAACAGAAGCTTCAGTTGGATTGACCATTACAGTCCACTGTCTAGGATCAGATTTAGAATATATTGCAAATAACTTGACAACAATAAAGCCATTGTCACGTAGGCGTTTAATAAAATAGCTTGGTGTTCTTAATTTATTTTTACTCATATTAATTAGCTAATGCAGAGATTACAAATTTAAAAGATGTATTCTCTAGATTTAAATCAAATAGCATTACTCCCATTTTAGTTACTAGCTTGGCTTGTATCTCTTTGAATCTCAAAGAAGAAATTATTCTAAAGATTTCAAAATTCAACGGTATTGGTAAATTAAACTGTACTCCGCTATAATTGTCAGATATTCTAATTCCATACGAATCTATATTAGCACGCATCTTATCCGTAAGTTCACCGGTAACAAAATTATCTTTAACAGAAATATATAATTTGTTTGATTCAGTACTGATAGTACTGCCTTTAATTAAACTAACTGTCGACCCGTGCGATAACGTAAAACTGCCGTCGTATTCCAAAGCTTTAAGCTTATCAATATTTACTTTAGGTGTTGTAATAATATTATCATCATACAAATGATACTTAAAACGTACACTGTCTGATTTAAACCCAATATAGTTAGCTGATATATCAAGTTCAAATGAATCGGTTTCAATACAGCTTAATACTCTGCATAATTTTTTGAGATCGGGTACATTTAATATTTTTTCTACGTCAATTTTATCATCAGAATATTCTGCACTAACTATAATAGTATTATCGCAAGCTGATATTAATGAAGATATTTTTTGCTTAGTTACTTTTAAAACAGCGCTATCAGCAACTTTACTGAGAGGTGTTATAAAATTAGTTAAAAATTTATCTCTATCAGATATAACAAGAGTCATTACTTTAATAATAACCTCTTTATACAAGCAATCAATCTATTTTTTCTACTAAAGGAGTTTTTTTTAAAGTACTATTAAGCACATCTAGCTTGCGCTCAATTCTATCTAATTGCTCAAATATTTGCTTTGAATATGGTGAGCTATCAAAATCAAATTCTAATTGATTGGGGTCGCTCTTTACTGCTTCTACTGTTTGAACGTTAAGACTATGCGGCGGTTGCACAGTATTAATTCCTGCATTAACTACAGTTGCAACCGGGTTCTGAGTACTAGGTATAGTATTAATAACTCGTAATGGGTCAATAGTTAATCCTTGTAAGGATGTAGTTTTGTTGGTAATGTGTTGATCTAATACTTTAAGGTCACCAGTCAAGTGCTGACCCATAAACTGGATCGTAGCGAGCTTAATCTCTTCTGGTGTTAGTTCCTTAAAACTATCCATTATAGGTCCTTAAGCAGTTCCTTAATCGAAGCATCTTCGTCTTCAGTTGACTTTGTAGTCTTCTTAGCAACTACTTGAACCGATGGTGTCGGAGCTGACGTTTTAGGCGCTACAATTTCTGCGGCTTCCTCAACATCCTTTGTACCATGATAATGCTCATCTAGAATATTCTTAAGCTCATCATAACTCTTAACACTTACATAAGATTCAAGATCAAATGCACTGTTATAGATCTTATTATAACCATCTTCATCAAGACCTTCAATTTCTTTAGGAGTAGAGAACTTCGATGAAACGTATGTTGGATAATCGCCCTGCTTTTCAACCTTAATACGAAGGTTGCATCCTTTGGGCGAAAGATCAAAGATACGGGCGCCTAGCTCTGCAGCTTCTTCACCTTCGATTGCATCCATAATAATCTTATGAAGCTGGCGACCAAAACGTACAATCTTTATTTTACCGTTATTTTCAGAGTTAACTGGATCGTTAATAACATAAACATTTATCAACCAATTTTCACGGCGCTTAATAGCGAGAGCTTTTTCTTTTTCTTTTTCTGTTCCATTGCGAAGAACTCTGTAACGTTCCTCGGCAATAGGATCACGCTGATTCCAAGTTGTCGGGCTAACAGCGGTAACTAGCTGACCGGTCGTAAGACTATTCCAGCCGTAAGAGTAGTAATGAAAAAATGTCTTTGCGGCATCTTTAACATTAGGCAAAAGTCTTACAGTATAAGTATTACCTGCTTCAGTACGCAAATAATCCTTAATTTTTGAAGAGGAAGATTCGTTATTTTTAGTTAGAGCACCCTTAATGCTTTCAAACATCGATGTAGTAAATGTATTCATATTATGTATGATATATTCGAATAAAAATAAATCAAGCAAATTTGCTAGAAATCTTTTTAAGGCCGAGGTCTACAAGTCTTAAAGCCTTTTTTGAATTATAAAGCTTTGTTCTATACGTAGATATGTTGTTATAGAAATCGTCGCCAATAATAAACCGTATTATTTCAGGATCTCTGCTCTTAAGATTTTTCTCAAATACTTCGAACCCTAGAAGCGTATAGATGTTGACTTTATGCTCTTTTAAATGAACAATAAATGAATATTCATTATTTGTTTTGTGATTAATATAATTTTGTGGGCTTACTTTAACTTCATTACAAAAATTTAATATAAACACAAGTGATTGTTTTATATTTGATAACTGCTCTTCGCTATCGGGATCCATGTTAACGATCTTTTTCTGAAATAAGGTATATGATTTTGTAGCCTTGAGGCTGGCATAATAATCAAGAGGAAAATAAGGCTCGTCAGGATAGAGGCTATAAGGAGCTTTAAAATAGTCCTCAATCTTAATATGAGGGAACTTCTTTAAAAATGTTGCAATGCGTTTAATTGCAATAAACTGCGCTTCGTCAATTTTTTCAAAATTTTTACGAAGCTTAAAGGGCTTGTTCTTACTCGATCTAGAAACAGCTAAGTATGTGTTATAAATGTGCTTTTCGAATGTCGTCATTAATTATAGAATTTCCACTTATTACGGGAAAGTTCTTTTTTGACGCGACGCATCTTACTTGGCTTGTAGTGACACCTTTTAAGTCTTAAAACGTCTAAAACGCCTGACTTTAAAAATTCTCTGCCAAACTTATTAAGGGCTTTTTCAAAATAAGCTTTATCAAGACTCTTCTTACCATTTAAGGATACTTCTGCATTAGGGTGTTTTTTACTCATAAAAATAGACTCTTTTTGGAACTGTTTAAAAACTTCATAACGTATTTACTTTTATACAATGTTGAATCAAAATGCAAGAAAAATTTAATTGCACTAAAATCATTTTTAATGTCACAATATGCTTTAAAAAGATCTCGAAGTGCTCTTTTTTTAAGTAATAAAATAAAAACATTAGCTAAATTAAGCTTTTTAGAGTTGGTAAGTGTCACAAATGAACAAAAAGATAAGAACAAATGTGTCTGCTCATACTCTGTCATTTGCTTAGATGGATCAAATGTATTCACTGTCAATACTAATTATTGACTATTTATTGTAAATCCATCTATCCCAACGCTAATTTTGTCAATGTATTAATCGATGATGCACTCCCTTCTGTATCGTTTATATGTTCGTCCTCTGTAATAGTAAGTGTAGTATAATCAATTCTCATAGGGCAGAATCCGAAATTAGGTCCAAATCGATTTTTCATAAAGCCCATCTTAATAACACCTAGCTCTTTATCAGTATCTTCCTGCCATACGCTTAATATCACGTCACCGGTCATTGCCAGACCAATACTTTCTGAGATAGTTTTAAGACCGGGTTCAGATATTTCATACCCATCTCTATTGAGCTGTGTAGCTGAAATAATAGGGCAATTAAAGTCATACGTTAATGCGCGTAGTTGTTCGGTGCAGATTTTAATTCTTTCATAACTGCTATCACCCATTGTTGAGTTGAGCAAATTAACGTAATCGAGAACAATAGCATCAATTTTTATTCCTTTTTGTGTAAGCTTTCTTACAAAAGCTTTTAAATGATTACAAGTTATTGTAGCAGGTGGAAACTCTTTAATAATAATCTTAGAGTTTGGATTTTCAATACAATACTCAGAAATTTGGCTCTTAAGATTCTGGGATTCAACTTTAAGCTGGCCAAGAGGTATCTTGGATACACTCGAACAAAGTCGCTTTGCATATACAAGCTCAGGCATTTCAAGAGAAACTAAGAGCACTGTCTTACCTTGTTTAGCAATATTAATTGCAACGTTACCGAGAAAAATACTTTTTCCAATATTAGTTTCACCAGCAAACAGGTATAATGCACGACCGGATTCCAAAAAACCACCACCTATTTTATCATCAAGCCATTTCCACTTTGAAGGAATATATCTGTCTGTGGAATTTAAATCATCAATAACACGATCGACATCAGTAAATAAATCTAAACCTATTTCAGTTGCGAGAGTAATACTGCATGCCTTTTCAAACTTATCCAAAATTTTAGATGTATCGACTTCGTTTTTATTAATATCATCCACTACATCCATCATAGTATGATATACCGCTTTCTCTTTTAAAAAAATTTCTGTATTCGTCGAGAGCTCATCATTATTAAGATTTTTATCTATGCCAGTAAATAGATTAACAACATTCTTAAGAGATGTTTTAAGTTCGTCTGTTGTTAAATACGATTTTATCTCTGTAATAGTTGGTTTGGTATTTCTCTTTTCGTAAAAATCACGAATAATAGTAAAAATAGCTTTTATATCTTTATTTTTAAAGTAAAGTGGTTTAACGTAATCAACAATAGAGGCAAGGTACGTGTCGTCAGTAAGGCTTTTATAGGCGATTACTGTTTCAAAATAGTCTAAATCTAACTTCGCCATTAATCTATAATATAGTACTTTTTCTTGTTATCAATGTGTACTATATTCTTTTAGAAATTTCTCTTGGCTAGCATTAAAGTTTTTATCTTCAAAGCTTAATAGCCCAGGCGAATTATGCATAACCCAGATAGGGGCGACTCCAAGCTTTAGTTTCTTTTTATTTGCATCAATACAGCTAGCAATATCATAATGATGAAAGTTGTAGTTTTCATTAAACTTCCAGCCGGTCTCTTTGACACTTTTTGTTTTTACAGAAAGAAATAACCCATCTAATATAGCAACGCGTGAGGGTGTTGGTCCGAAATTAGTAACCATAATTTGATCCTTGCTACATGGGTGTGAAACAGCGCCATATAGATTGTTACTTTGAAACCCACCGCACATTAAATGCCATAAAGCTGGTGCTTTAATTGTAGGGTTAACGCCGCCTGCAATGCCAACAATATCAAATTGAGTATGTGCTTTGATTAATTTCTCACAAACACCGAGGTCGTCAACATATACGTCATCATGGAGAAAAACTATATAATCAAAATCATTTAAGTGTTCTTTTAAAATAGAATTATACATTACGCTTAGACCTTCTTTGTTGTTAGCGTCGTAATACACATCAATATCGTTTAACCGTGATAATGATTTGTAAGCTAATGTCTCTTCAGCATTAGCTCCTTTAGTTGTAAAATAAAAAGCGATCTTCATGGTGTAAAGAATGGTGAGTTAGAAGTAAATTTACCAACAGAAGTAATACCTTCCTGTGTTAAAAGATATACTAGACCCTCCTCTAGTGCAACATATTCGGGTTCGGGTAGAGATGAAAACTCATTATTAATAAAGTCAGCATATAGTGTACTACCAGAGCGAGCAATATATATGTTCCCGCTCTTTTGATTGTACATCCAAAGCCCGAACGTGCCTTTGAGTTGTGAAAGCGTTCGAACAATACCTGCTACCTCGTCCTTAATACTCTTTTCGTTTATATGTAATAATACTGGTATTACAGATGAATCAACAACGTTAAAAGCTTTCTTATCCGGTATCAAAGCTTTGAGTTGTTTATCGTTAGTTAAGACACCGTTATGAGCTATTAGCCAATCTTTATATTTAAACGGGTGTGAAGTTGCAGGTGTAAACTTTCGTTGCGATGAAGTAGGAGCTTGCGTATGACCTAAGTAATAATTGAAGTCATTAATATACTTCTTCTTTTTACCATATTCAATAATTAGCTTATTGTTTAATTGTGTAACGCCTGGTGTCTTCAAAATAGCATGCAATCTCTTGCCAATCAATAGGCCTCCATAAGAAAAGTTACCTCTTTTCTTGTTTTTATTGTAAAGCTTTACGTATTTCGTAAACTCTTTAGCTCCAAATATGCCGCAAATAACATTATCCTCCTGATTTATTATAATAAAGAGAATAAATAATTCAAGATGAATAAAGATAGCAAACTAATATTTGAAGCGTATTTAACAAAGAAACCTGTATTAAATGAAGCTCCAATATATGGACCAGGAGATTTAGACTATACTAGCGACATAGAAAGTGCTCCAGGCGGTGGATATGGTGTAGGAACTGCAGCAGCAAAAGAAGGTAAAACGAAAACAGAAATTGCCAACCGTATTCTTAATGCTGTCAAAACAAAACTTTTTAAACCTGCAGCACATACAATTGACGGAAAAGAATACCAACTCTACTATCCTGGTAGCAAAATGAAGTTTAGAACGGAACTAGAAAATTTAATTAAAAATGAACTTAAAATAGGTGGTACAGCAGCAAAATATACAGCGCGAGTAATTGACAACCTACTTAACGTCCTGCGTGTTGATGTTGAAGGTGGCGCTGCGGCATCACCCGTACAAGTTAAGAAAGCTATTGACACAGGCGTACAAGATAATCCAATAACAGGTGATGGTACTGCGCAACCCGCCACTTCTCAAGCTACAGCAAACGCTTTCGTAAAGAATCCTATGGTACGCTTTATTAAAGAGTTTATGCCAATTTTTGTTGAGCTACCAGATGAAATTACAATTTCTGGAAAGAAAGATTTTTACGAGTCAGATGAACTTCAGAACGAAGTTAAAGAAGCTATTACAAGAGCTTACGATGAAACAAAAGCTAAGGATAAAGAGCTTATAAATGATTTTATCGATTCATTAAAGCATAAAAATAGTTATACACCACAATCAGAAGCCAAGCAACAAGAAGGTGAAGGCACAGGAGAAGAGCCTACTATTGACGAATATCCAGAAGGTGATGATGTATATACTGCAGCTAAGCAAGAATTTGGATTAAGACAGGCACCAGTCGACAAGGGTAATTTTAGTTACGGTGATTAATAGCTTTACAGTTATATTTTTTCCAAGGTAATGTAATTTTATATGAAATCGGGTCTATATACCCCGCATCTATAAAGCCTTTTATTCTTAAAGAGCACGCAGTACATTCACCGCAAGCCTGCTCTTCTCCCTCATAACAAGTCCATGTCTTACTGAAATCTACACCTAATTTAATACCGAGTTTTATAATTTCTTCCTTAGATTTATCGATTAATGGTGCTTGTACTGATATTTTATTTCTACGATTCAAAGCTGATACATTATTAATTTGCTCCAGAAATTCTTCACTACCATCCCAGAACCCCGCAACGCTATCAGCTTGAGCAGCACCATGGAAAACCGTGCTAGCCCCAGCGTTCTCTGCTATTGCTAGTGAAATACTAAGAAGCATTAAGTTTCTGTACGGGACATAGTTTACCGTCTGCGGATCACCCATTACATCTTTAGCCTTAGCCACAGCAATCTTAGTATTAAGAAGTGAAGAGACCTCGCAAATACTCTTAAAAAACGGTAAATCTATCCACTTATACTCGACAGGTACTTTAACCGATTCAACTTGTAAAGCAGCGCAGTTAAGCTCTTTGTCCTTGTGCTTCTGACCGTAATTGTAACTGATTGCTATAATTTCGTCATACCGACTCGCAGCTAAATGTAACAGTACAGAGCTGTCCATTCCCCCGGAAATAGGTACTACTGCTTTACTCGACTGGTGCTTCTTCGCTTGGCGCTTCATTTAAGTTATATTTGTATTCCTCTGTTAAGCGCTTGTCGAGTTCTGGAATAATAAACTCCTCGTAGAAAGCGGGGTCTTTTGCAAAAGTCTTTGCATAACCCAGTTTATCGCCCTTCTTATACTTACCGCTAGTAATACCGACGGTATACGTAGCCCCATTTTGTTCAACGATACCTCTTGCAGTCGCCATGCCGAGCAACCCGCTATACTTGTTAAGACCAGTCTTGAAAGAAAGATACATTTCTGTCTCTAAAAACGGTGGAAGGAACCTATTTTTAACAGTTAGCGCACGAAGTGTTGTGCCGCTATACTTATTGGCTTCTGCAAGCTTCTTATCATCAGCATCCATAGAATCACCCTCACCTTCCTTCTCATGACGCTTGGCAAGCTGTACAAGAATACTAGCCATATATACAGGGCCAGAACCACCAGCTTGGTTTTTCACGAGACTAGGGAACATTGAGGCAGGATCTTCGTATGTATGGTTAGTAAACAAAATAGTAACGCCGGCCTTAGCCGCTTTAAAGGTCAAAGTACGAAACATGCTCTTTAAAGATTTTGCACGAAGACCCATATCTGATGCGGATTTATCTTTAGCTACGTCATCAAGCTCTTTTTGTGAGGCAAGGTTACCTAAACTATCGATACTAATAATAAACTTACCCCTCGCGTTATTTTCGATTACGCTATCAAGAAAAGCACTAATCTGATTACGGCATTGATCAATAGTGTCTACCGGTACATATTTTGTACCTTCAGGATCTAATCCCACTCCTTTTGTACTATTCTCATCAATAGCAATCTCGGTGTCAAATATGACAGGAGTAAGACCTCTCTTTTGGGCAGTGGCAAGAATCTTGTTGACAATAAACGTCTTACCGGTTTGACTGGGTCCAGAAAAACCAGTTATTCTTCCCTTAGGTACGCCACCATCACGACAACTGCCGCCAAGAATAGCGTTAAGAGCATAACATCCAGTATCAAACCACTCATCAACTTTGCTAAGTGCATTTTCATTTAACATCGAAGCCTCGCTGTTAAGTTTATCTAACGACGCGAATATTTTATTAAGATCTTTACTCATAGATCTAGTATATATGAAGTATATTTAAAAACAAGTAAAAAATTACTCGTCAAACAACTTAATTACTTTTTCGTCGCCGGAATTGCCTGCAGTAGGAGCTACTGTGGCAGCAAACAACTTGTTATACTGATCAACAAGTCTAGGATCGTTGTCAATATCTTGACCGAGAACGATCGTTGCGAGGTTAAACTTCCAAACAGTTTCATTCTTTGATTTATCACCAATAAACTCACGGAAATAAAGTGGAATGGTCTGTACATTAAGTTGACCCTGTTGTGTGGGCTGTACATGAATAATGGCGGGGTTCTTTACTGTAAGAGATGTCTTGTCAGAATCTACTTGTTCAGCTAGGATTGTTCTTCCGATGTGATCAATAAAAGTAACTAAATTTTGTTTGCTCATACAACTAATTTAAAATAAGAAAAAAGAAAATCAACTGTTAAACAGCAAGAAGATCAAATAAATCTGTTTGTACCTGTGTTCCTGGTGTTTGTAGTTTCCAATTAACAGCTTCATAAAATCTTTCAATAACAGAAAAGATAATTTTCTCAAACATTAGTTCATAGTTCAATGCAAAGACGCTCTCGAACTCTTTAGGAAAATCATATTTGTATCCAATAACAGAAATACCAAATTTATTAGGCTGCTGAGCATAAAAGTATCTTACCTTATCACCAGATGATATTTTTTCATATTTTTTACCGGTATTAAATCTATCCAATAATATATTGTGATAATATGCAGCTTTTACATGAATAGGCATATGTTTGGCAGTATTAAACCCATCGCACTGCGCAGCATACTTTTCATAGCCCTTTATACCCATTACAAAAGCTACATCTTGAATTGGAAGCTTCTTGAAAATATCATACGTTTCATTAAAAATTTTGTTAGTGGTTGCAAGGTCTTTTGATAGGAGCATTGTTTCAATAATCTTTTTAACATACGGTTTAATCGGTGCAGGCATAGTCGTACGCACTACTTCTACGCCGGTATATTTGAACTTATCACACGGAATGCCTTCATCATCTAGAACATGTAATACGTATCTCTTTTTCTGTAAAAATAACCCTACATTAGCAATAGCCTCGCGCTTAAAAACTAGGCGACAGTCAATCGATCCAAGCGCTTGTTGCCCCCAAGTAACAATATGTTTATTGAGATAGTCTTCGATATCTTGAACTTGTTTGTAGTATTCAGGTGTTATTTTTCCCTTCTTATCTAGCATACTAATACCTAGATGTTTGACAATATGCTTAATAGATATATATGAGCTGTCGGTATCATTATAAATAATTGGCGTATCTTTAGCTAATGTTTCATCAGTTAGTCCCGCTTTTTCCTTTACATACTCTACTAGTAATCTGTTTGATTCTTTAATGACTGCTTGGCCAGTTAGTGTAATCGATTCAGCGAGTTCATCATCGCCAAGAGGGCTATGCTTATTGCCAAAGTAGCCATAGATCGTATTAATTAAAATCTTTATTGTATGTTGAGTTATATTTAGATTATCTATCTCGTGCTTAAGTTTAGCATACTCTTCGGTTCCTTTTTCTATATGTAATATTTTTCTCTTTAGTGAAGCTAGAGCGCGTTTAATTTCTACGCGTTTTTTATAAAAATGATCTACTGTAACAGGTATGATACCTTTTTCTTTTTGCGTAAAGAGCACTTTTGCTTTTGAAATTGCAATTTTCTCTTTTATGATAAAGTTAACAAAGTTTTCATTAGTTAAAGTAAACGACTGACCATTTACATGCTGAATAGTTACGCCTTTATCATCCTTATCAACAATCGTACCTACCTTAGTTTCAGGTGATAGGTTCAAAGTAATCATAACGTTGGGATATAGACTATTAGCGTCAAATGAAATTACATTTTCCTGAAACCCTTTTTGCGGTTCGCCGACGTATGCGCCGGCGTTCTGTTCATTATTTTGCTGATCTTTCTTATTAAAGGTCGGTATACGTTGTCCTCTTGTACGTGCTCTAATTGTACATAAACCGGTAATAACAGAAAGAGAACCAAGCGCGCCTTCAAATGTGGTAAGGCCGGCATATGCAATCATACGAAGTAGCTCCAGATACTGTAATTTCTCTTCTAGTCTTACCAGCAAATTAACGTCTTGAATGTTGTACTCAACAAACAGCTCCCAATTATCATCGGCTAGACTTGCTAAGTTTGTATCTCCGTAATCTACTTTATTCTGACTAAGCTCTGTTTCACCAATTGCATCGAGTTTATACGATTCCCGCAATACGGGGCAAAACCGTTTATAAATATCAAGATAATCTACGCACGATACGCCTTCAATATGCCAGTGTACTTGCTCTCTTCCGAACTTACCCGTAAAGGTAATTGGTCTTATATAGCCGACAGGTGATAATCTTTTTACTTCATCTTCTCCTAGAATACGTGTTATACGATTTACGATATAGGGCATATCGAAAAATTCACTATTCCATCCAGACAGAATATCAGGGTAATCAGAACAAATATAATTAACAAATTTAGATAAAAGATCTTTTTCTGTTTTACAGTATATGTAGGTAAGCTGCTCGGTTTTTTTGTTATATGGTTTTAGCCCCCAAGTTATAAAATGTTTTCTGATAGAGTCATAAACAGTTATAATATTAATAGGATGCTGAGGATCGTCCGGTTTTGGAAACTCATCTGGGCTATACGTCTCGATATCAATAAAAAGCGTACGAATAGGGTGCTGGGTAAATTCAGGCTTCTCGTTCTGCTCCCAAAATGTATCGATAAGAAATTGTTGCTGTACATTGATATTTTCAAAAATACGCGTTACTTTATTATCTTTTAAATACCGTGAGCGTTCTGCCTGATTGCGAAATCTCTTTTTCTTTAGCTTTGTATTAAAAATACTAGTACAATCTGGGTGATTATTTGTCTCTAAGTAAATATATGGCTCAAATGTTGTATCATAGGATATACGTTTGCCGTCATTGTCCCAAGTGAACAGACGCATCAATTGATCCTTCGGAAGATAGGCTACACCTCTATACATTCCATGTATTATATAACAGGCAAAATATTAAACAACTCAATTGTAAATTATTAACATCTTATCATGGCTAAAAATCTTTACATCCTTGATGCCCAAGTTGGTTTTGGCAGTTTCATCCAAATTTAAAAAATAATGTTTTGTTGGTGAACTGCATGCAGGATGTAGGTCCTCAATGATGTACATGCCGTTGGGTGTCAAGCATTTGTACAGCTTGTTGAAGCATATCATGTGATGTTCATGTATGTGAATGCCATCATCAATTATAATATCATATGGCTTGTTGTTGACCAACACATCCAACGTTTCAGCCTTGCTTGTATCGCCTACAAATGTACTCACACGGGGTATTTGAAAATGACTACAATCCACAATATCAAAACCGTGGATTTCAGCTTTAGTGAAGTATTCAGATAGAACTCTCAAGGATGCACCGGGGCATCTTGGGTCTGCAATACCAATCTCTAAAATCTTTAGTGCACTGTCTTTTATGGGGCCAAATTGCTCATCATAAACCAAGCTATAACTGTGTTGATCGCCAAACTCTGTTCCTTTGTCTGTGTTGTATTTGTTACATAATTCAGTAAAATTGAGCATAAACTTATTTATGGTTAGTTATAAGCCGTTTATGGCATTGATGAGTTTGCGCTCTTTGGATCCATATGGATGTGTATATAGCTCAGCATATTTGTTTAGATTGTCGTCGTTTTCTAGCCATCTCTCTTCGGCCACTTTTCTATACTTAGCAGATAGGTTCATATACCTACCTTTCTTGGCTAATGTATCTTCGATACAACCAATCATCTCATCACCTGTCTTAAACTTAATTGGCGCTTCAGAATAGGTAATAAGGTCCTGACATGCAATTGGTAGACCAAAACAACATGCTTCAATATACTTTAGATCGCTTTTAGCTTTGTTAAAGGTATTGTCCTGCAGCGGAGCAACCAACATATTAACACGAAGATTATAAATTTTTTCCGGGTAAGAATAAAGTTGTTGCCATGTATGAAACTCGAGATCGCCATTAGAAATATAGGGGTGAAGCGGGAGCGGAAATGCACCTAAAAACACCCATCTATATTTATGCCTTGTTTTGATAATAGCATCACACACATGAGCAAAGTCATCATTCTGACCAACACGATTGTCGACATCAAAGTGTGCACCGGAGCCTGCATATAAAATACGAGGGCGCTTATCATTGGCATCATAATTTTCAGAAATACGTCTTTCGTTATAGAAATTACCCATCCAAAACTTTGGCGGATAGTTGGGAATAACAGTAACATTTTTATTGCCCGTTTTATCGATATAATACTGTTTCATAAAATCACATGTTACAGTAATTTCATCGCACATCTCCATGATTGTTTGCGCTGTTCGACGAATCTCTGGATCAGTAAATGCAGGCTTAAACTTATTATATTCTGGAATATCTTCACTAAAAACTAGGTCGTCAATTTCATAAATTAACTTAAATCCAACCTTACTGCTCATTTCTTTAAGAAACTTAATAAACTGCAATTGGGAAGTTGTAGCTTGGCGCTGAATACGAACAGCCTTAACACCGCGATAATAATTAGGATCAAAACACATAACTGTACTTCCATGTACAATGAGCTTTTGATGTGCATTAAGCATATGCTCTGGCCATATCATTCTCCAAAACCCACAGCCGCTATAATCTGCATAGTAATTTAAGCAGCGCGATAAATCAAGCTCAGGAGGTCTTGGTAAACTTTGTTGTGGCGATGCAGGTACCTGCGATGGAAATGGTGAAGGAAAGGGAGAAGCAAAAGGCGAAGCAAAAGGACTTGGATGCATATTATAATATTAACTACTATACTCAATATAATCAACTCGACGGGTAATACCGTTATTTTTTTCTAGAAAAATAATATCGCCTGTAGCAGCTTTAATACTCTCTTTTCTATGACTAATTACCATAATACATTCATTATATTTTTCAACGCGCTCTTTTAATATACTAATTACAAGCTCCACGCCTCTTTCATCAAGGCTCGAATCAAAGAGCTCATCATATATGCTAAAGTTAAAAGATACATCACCTTGAAGCCTTCTAATATCCATAAACGTAAAGAGACATGCAAGATCAACATTCTTACGCTCTGCGCCGCTAAAGTTAAAATAGGAGCAAGGTTTACCTTTGTTATCAACAATCTCTTCTTCAAAATACTCGTTAAATGTACAAATGCAATTAGCATCCATCTTTTTAAGATAATAAGCAAGCTTACTATTAAAGAGTTGTAGAATCTTTTTAACAATGTAGGATTTTACACCTTCTTCAGAAACTATAAATTTTACAACGTCAAGGGTATTAAGCTTTTCCTTTAATTTCTCTATTTCTGCTTTAACACCATCCAATCGATTGGCTTGGTCGGTAATAAGTGCGTCGTGTGTATTAGTATCTGTTTCTAAATCTTTTAAGTCCTGCTCAAGCTCTATCTGCCATTGATTAAGCTGTTTAAGGCGATCGTCGAGATTTTGCTTTTCTGTAATTTTATGTTTAATGGAGTTAATACTGTCTTTTAAATGCTGTATTTTAGTTTCGACTTTAGTCTGCAGCCCGAGTAACTGCTTCTCTTCTTTCTTTAATTCAACAATTTTTCCTTCATGTACTTCTATCTCATCGTTAATTTTCTTTTTTTCGTTTTTAATATGATTACGATCCGTGTCTTCAATCGATCTTAAACATGTAGGGCAAACATCTTTTTCTGTACCAACAGAAGTAAGTTTTTTATTATTTTGATTTATCAGTGTCTGATTCTCGCTAATAGAATGTCTTGCGTCTTGTATTTTTTTATCTAGCTTTAGATTACTTGTATTATACTCTTCTATCTCTTTTTTTAATTCGTTAGCGTCGGGTATTTCAAATTTTTCGAGGTTCTTAGTAATTTCCTTTATTTCTTTTGTATTGCTTTCTTGCCGACCAAGATATTTTTCTTTTTTTCTAGCCCTCTCTTGCGAAAGAGTTTCTTGTTGCTTTTTATGTGTAAGTATGTTTTTTTCTATCTCATCATGCTTGATAGCTTCCATATCAAACTGCTTCTTGTGTTCACTTATATCTGCTTTAAGCAAATTTAACATATCACTAAAAATACTAAGGTTAAAAATATCCTCAATAAACTTTCTCTTTTCTTGTTTTTTCTTAGCCATAAACGGAATTGTATTGTTTATGGTCATAATGACGCAGTTTTGAAATATCTCTGGCGTACAATTAAACTTCGACATAATAAATGAGTTAGTATTTGAGATACTATCTCTCGTCTTATCTTCTTTATCTACGTATATAAAACACTTAGAGGGTTCTAAGGTACGAATAATCTGTATTTGTTCTGTTTTATCAAACTGCTGTATTGTTACATCTAAGATAACTTCACAATTTTTCTTATTGACATTATTAATAACGTGCTCTTTTTTAAGATCTCTTAACGTTTCTCCAAAAACAGCAAAATAAACTGCATCAGCAATAGTTGATTTACCAACGCCGTTTCTCCTATCTTCTTTATCTTTATTAATGCCCGTAATAATATGTAGACCTCTCTTAAAGTCTACAGTAACAGGGAGATTACCCACAGATAAAAAGTTTTTAATACTAATTTTATTAAAAGTAATATTCTTCATGTACTGTTAGCCCTTTTATAAAGATCTGTACAATAACGAGAAACGTCATCTTTTTTCTCTATGTCCAGCAAGGTAACGAACTCTTCAATTGCTTTGCTCATATCAACACCAGATAAGTCGTAAGCTTGCTCTTCATTAACAGTTATGGCATCGTTATATAGCGAATAATCAACCGATAAATTAAAAGGCTTATGTGCAGATATTTTCTGTAAAAGCAGATCAATACTATCACTTGTAATTTTCTTATCAACTACAAGTTTAATAATATTATTACCTACTGCTGCTCTTACTTCAGCTGCTGTAAGAGTTTTAAATGTAGTAAGATCGGTTAACGATAATTTCTTATGTTTAGGTGAAAGTTCATTTTCAAAAAACGAATAGCTAAGATCATTAAAATCTAAGATGTAATATCCTTTGACAGAGCCGGTATCACCAAAATCCATTTCAAAAGGATTACCGACATACAAAATAGTTTTCTTATCATACTTTCTTTCATCCCTTAGATGAAAATGACCGGTCATAATTAAATCTGCCTTTGCAAGCAGATCAGAGGTTTTCATACCATGATCGCAGTGCTTATGGCTATTCATCTTAAAGCTCTCAATCTCTAAATGCCCAAAAATCACATCAGACTTCTCAACATCTCTTACATCTGCACCCCAAGGTAAAAATGTACATTGCTTACCGTAGATTGTATATGTCGCGGGCTCACTTATAATTTGTATATTTTTCCATCCATTAAGAATAGAGAGTGAGTTAATATCAGATCTATCTTTATAAAACGCGTCGTGATTACCGACGAGAATAACTATATTAAACTCATCCCATAAATTAAGAATTTGATTTACGACATGAATCGTATTTACAGCAATTTCATCACGATAGTGATATAGATCCCCGAGTATAAAAATGTCTTTTATTTTCTTTTTATTGAGATCGTCACGAAGCCATTCGGCCCATTTAATAGCCGTTTCATGCCAAAAAATACTATTCTGATGTACGCCAATATGAAGATCGGCAATACAACAGACTTTATTACTTTTTGTTATAAGTTCTTTTTTATTTTTCACTCTGTAGTGTTGTAATTATCATCTGCAGGTTCAACGTATATATGCGCGCCAGATGCAATATCCGGGTCAAGCATAAGATCGGTATACACTTTATCGCGATATTCATTTAATACTTCATGATGCTTATTTTCTTTTTTAATACGGTTAATGAAGGCATGAAATGCAATAGTAGTAAAATATGAAAAGGGGCTAAACCCTGTATCAAGTTTAAATTTTTGATTGCGCAATGCTGAGAACATCTTAACGATTGCATCTCCGATCATATCGTCTTTGTAAGAATAGTTGATAAAATTAGGTGCATAGGATAATCCGTTAGCAATTTTAGTTAAGCTCTCTCCAAGTTTTTGTGTCACAAAACCAGACTTATAATATGCACGTATCTCTTCTTCAAACTCTTTACCGTTTACATAATGTACTTTTTCTTTTGGTTTAAGTTTTCTTCCCGTAGGTGTAACTGTTGGCGGTAAAACAACACCTTTAGAAATAATATTCTTGAGCTCCGGATCGCTCTCAATTATTTCCTCTTTTGAAGGTTTAACCTTCTTAGATTTCATTAATTCTTTTGATGGAGTATTTAATTTTTTCTTTTTCATAAAGTGCGCGACGTTTTTCCATATGAGCTAGGCTATATTTGAAATTATCTGCAATGTCGAATATTATAAGCTTATCTTTATCCTTATGCAAGCGAAGACCTCTTCCAATCGATTGAACTATCTTAATTTTCGCTTTTCCGCCGCATGCAAAAACAATATAATGTAGGTTTTTAATATTAATACCAGTAGAAAATATTTTTGAAATAGCGACAACGACAATGTCAGTTCTTTTCTCCATAAGCTGTCTAATTTCATCTCTCTCAGCTACTTCGACTTCACCGCGTATAAAATAGCACTGTTTTTCCGGGCATTGTTCTTTTATTGCTTTGTATAATAATTCTCCATGCTCAATGTAATCAACCAGAATTAGGGAATTATTTGTAAGCTTGCAAACAATTTTGCTTATAACATTATTTCTAAACCCGCTTCTCATTAAAAATCTTTGCTCTTCGCGATAAAGATTTGACGACGATATTACGACATCTTTAAACGGGTCTTCATTATAATTTAGTTCTATGATTTGCACCTGCACGCTACTTACATAACTTTCTAATCGAAGTTCATAGCTGTTCTTTTCATATATTACAGGGCCGATTTTACCTATAATATTCCACTGATCCATTAAGCCCTCAGGCATTGTACCGGTAAAACCAAATCTAAAAGGTGTTTTTATTTTTTTAAGAATTTTGTTTACTTCATTGCCTTTGCGTATTTTATGTACTTCGTCAACTATTAAGACATCAATTGTTTCAAGCCAAGATAAATCTGTATTCTTGCTTTGTAAGATACCTAAATTTGCTATAGTAACGTTGGCTTCGTTTTTTAATTCATAACTGCCTGTCCACTTTCTAACAGAAAATGGAACGTTATATGATGAAAAATCTGAAGACGTCTGTTCTACTAGTCCTAAATCCGGTACAATATATAAACAATTAAATTTTGATCCATATAAAAGAAATAATTTTGTAAGTAAAGAAGCAGCAGTAAGTGTCTTTCCGCCTGCTGTAGCAAGTATGATTGTACCGCGGCCGATTGATAAAGCTTTTTTAACAATTTCTTCTTGATAATCTCTCAATGGTAGTTTAAGAGGTATCGGGTCGTATGAAAATCTTGTATCAGATTGAAGGTTTTTAACAGGCATAATAATCTCAAGAAGAGATTCATCTGTCTTTACTTCTCCGACATATTGATTGTTATTGAGATATTTTCTTATTTCAAAGTAAAGGCCTGGGTCAAATCTGCCTGTTGGTGTTATTGCATAAGTTCTTTGCGGTAAAAATCTTCCGTATCTTTTTCTCATAAAAAAAGCAGCTTCATTTTTAACAGAAAATGCTTCTCTTATTTCTTCAAATTTATCACCAGAAATAATACCGACCCCTTTATTAGAGTCAAAAGAAAAATTAATCATGTTGTCTCTAGCTTAATAATATCAACAAGATTTTTTATATCATAAGATGTCGAGCTCAACGTTTTTTCTGACTTTTCTAGTAGCTCAATGATAAGCTCTAACTCTTTTATTTGTGTATCAATCCCAATTACTTCACTATGCTTATCTGCAGTACGCTCAACAACTGGTGTAGCTAATTTTACCGGGCTTTGTTCTTGTATTTTATCAACTAATGTACGTTTTAATAGCTCGCGCTTCTTACGTAACTCATTGATTTGTAATTTATGTCTAATGCATCTACCGGCCCATTTATGCTTAATACCAGGTAGTTTTAACTGATAATCTTTGAGAATAAGCTCGTCTATTTTTAAGTCGTTTTCTAGTTCTTTTATGTAATCTTCTAGTAGCATTAACTTAAATAATAGTATACATCTATATGAAATCAATAGGTTTATTCGAATCAAAGTTTTGCAAACTTCTTGAAGAAGATAATGTTGCAGGTGGTGTCGGTAGTGCTTTTGGTACCGGTACTTTAGCCCCTGTAGGTGATTTTGGAAATCAATTTCCATCACAAAATGATGATGCTTACGCGCCAGGTGATGCTAGAGTTCCAAAAATATTAGGCGCTAAAAAGAAAAAAAAGAAAAAAGATAAGTTCTTAATCCAACGTCGCCCGCTTCCAGGCCTTAGCCTTTAATAGACAAGAAGCTAAATAAAGTATGGATCTCGGTCATTGGCTACTTTCAGAAGGTATTCTTTTAAATGAAAATACGTTTGGCTTTATTTATGAAATAACAAATACAGTTACAAGTAAAAAGTATATTGGTAAAAAGCAGTGTAAATCAAAATTAAAAAGAAAACCATTGAAAGGCAAGAAGAATAAACGTATTGAAATAAAGGAATCAGATTGGAAGGAATATACCAGTTCATCTAATGAACTAAATGAAGACATAAGGAAATACGGTAAAGATAAATTCATATTTAAAATTTTACGTGCATGTGGGTCCAAATGGGAATTAGCTTATTATGAAATAAGAGAACAACTAGAAAAAAACGTTCTACTAAGAGATGA